CCGCCGCAGGTTGGGCGGTCGTCAAGGACGATGCGGTCGCTGCGCTCCCGGTGACGCGGCAGGACGAGTGCAGCTGCTACTGCCACGACCAGGAAGCAGAAAGCAGATGACCGGAGCTGTTACGCCCCGGCCACCTGCCATTCCCTCGGACCGTGAACGATCGCGGTCGCTGGGAGAAGGTAAGGCCGTGGGCCTGTTCATGTCAAGCGATCACAGGTATTGGTTCAACAGCGAAGGACCGCTGCCCAGCGTGACCAGCATCCTGCGCGTGCTGGACAAGCCTGCCCTGACAGCGTGGTACAAGCGCCAGGTGGCCGAGTCAGCAGTCCTCGGCTACGACCACTGGAAGGATCTAGCGGCAGAGGACGCCGTGAAGTGGCTGACCAGTATGCCCAACGCGCAGCGGGACCGGGCAGCGGAACGGGGTACCGAGATCCATGGTCTGGTGGATGCCGCTGGGAGGGCACCACAGGGCGGTACAGCCCTTCCAGTGTCGCAGGAGTACGCGGATACCCTGGCAGCGTTTGCGGGCTTCCTGCAGGCGCAGGGAGGCTCACAGGCCATGAACGCCGAAGGCGTTGCATCACCTCCGGTGATCGTCAGCTCGGAGAAGGCAATCCTGAACCTGTCCGAAGGCTACGCCGGCACCTTCGACCTGCTCATGCAGGTGAAGGGTGAGCTGTGGCTGATTGACGTGAAGACCGGTAAAGGGGTGTATCCCGACTACGCGCTGCAGCTGGCCGGCTACGGCATGGCGGAGCACATTGCGCTGCCGGGTGACCCGACCCTGTATCCCTTCCCTGAGCCGGCCAGGTACGGTGTCCTGCACCTGCGCCCGGAGAAGTACCCGGATACCGGCTACCGGTTACTGGAATACAGCATCACGGACCGGGAGCGGTTGGCGTTCCTGGCGGCGCTGGAGCTATGGAGGTGGATGCAGGCACATAAGCAGTGAGGGTCACCGGGCAGTTCCGGCATGACTAACCCCCTGTATACAGTAACTAGCTACTGTAACCGTGAGACAGTTACAGGAGACCTAGAGGGAATGGAGACAACTAGATGCCGTTTACCATCACTGACAGCAAAGAGATTCCAGCAGGTACCTATAGCGGGATGCTGGAAGCAGTTAACAGTAGACAGATCACTAGCGAGTACGGCAGCAAGGAGATGTGGGAGTTCCACTTCCAGCTGAACGTCAACGGTGAGCTGCGACCAATCAGCGGTCTCACGACACAGGCAACCACTCCTGCCTCCAAAGCCAGGAAGTGGCTGACGGCACTGCTGCGGCGTGACCTCAAGGCGGGGGAAACGATTGACGATCCAGTCGGCGCCAATGCGCTGATCGTGGTCGGGCCAAATAAGAAGGGCTACAGCACCATCCTGGACGTGCTGCCGGCACCGCAGCATGAGGAAGTGCTGCCAGGGGTGCCGCGCTAGTATGACAACCCCCGCCCTACGGCGAGCGGAGCGAGATGGCAGTCTCCACGGCCGGGGTGCCGTGAGCCTGGCCTTTGTGCTCCCCACTTGGGTCTCCTCAGGCTGTCTGCCATGACCCGTAGGGCGGGACTACACTGCGAGCATGAGCAAGCTGCGAGCTGACCTATACACCAGGGAATGGCAGCGTATCCGGCTCATTGTGCTGGAGCGGGATGGGTGGCGCTGTCAGCGTTGCGGCAAGCATCTGACTCCAGGCAACATGAGCGCTACGGTTGACCACATCCGGCCGCATCGCCTGGGTGGGGGCATGGAGCTGGAGAATCTGCGCGCCATGTGCAACTGGTGCAATGCGAGCAGAGGGGCACGTATGAAGCGCGGACACCGGGGTTGGCTGCCACGGGCGCGAACGAGCAGGTTTGGCTAGCAGCGGCGTTTTTTTGAATAGGGCTGCGGAGGCTGCGCGTCAGGCGCAGGATACCTCCCCAGGCAGTCGCAGCCCACGTCTCGCGCCTCCAGCACCCGCTGACAGTGAGGTTGACGGCCTGCAGCAGCTCGCTGACAGTCTCGGCATCCGCTTCTACCCTTGGCAGCTGGAGGCAGCCCGTTACCTGACGGCGAGGGATGGTGCTCGCCTCCGTTACCGCGAGGTAGCCGTCATCGTGGCCAGGCAAAACGGCAAAACCACCCTGCTGGTGCCGCTGATCGTGCAGCGCCTACTCAGCGGGCGGAAGATCATGCACAGTGCCCAGAACCGCACCCTGCCACGGCAGGTGTTCCTGGAAGTGGCTGAGCTGCTGGTCAAGCACTACCGCTCGCAGCTGGTCAGCCTGCCCAGGTACGCCAACGGCCAGGAGGAGGTCAAGCTGCGCAATGGCGGCCACTACCGCATCGTGGCCCCCACCCGCGGCGGGGCCAGGGGACCAGCCAACGACGACGTGATCGTCGATGAGCTACGCGAGATGGTCAATGACGAGTTCATCGCGGCGGCTAAGCCAACGCTGACCGCCTCCCCGGATCCGCAGATGATCTATCTGAGCAACGCCGGGACCAAGGAATCAGTGGTCCTCAACGCCCTGCGTCTGCGGGCGGACAGCGACCCCGGGCTGGCGTATCTGGAATGGTCAGCTGCACCCGAGCTGGCGCCCGATGACCTGCGCGGCTGGCGGCAGAGCAACCCCAGCCTCGGGCACCGGGTCGGGATGCTGGCCAACCTGCAGGCCGAATACCGTGCCCACCTGCTGGGCGGCACGCTGACGATCTTTGAGACCGAGCACCTGTGCCGCTGGGCAGTGGCGCTGCGCCAGGTTATGTTCCGCGGCCCGGCTTGGGGCAACTGCCGCGTGGCAGAGCCGCTGCAGGGGCTCGACGGCCCCTACGCGCTGGGCATCGGGGTGGCCCCTGGCTGGGAGCGGGCCACCATTGCCGTTGCCGCTCGCCGTCCCGATGACCGCATCGGGGTGGAGGTCTACCGCGAGTTCCGCGAGGACGTCACCCCGCAGCTGGTCACCGCTGCCGTAGACGAGTTCGCCAAGCTGCACTGGCCGCAGGTCATCGCCTGTGACAGCAGCAGCGGCGGCGCCAGCGCCTTCCTGCGCCACGGTCAGGAGGCCGGCTGGGAGTATGACCCGCTGAAGCCGACGGCCATGGTGACGGCCACCATGGACTTCACCGAGCTGATCATGGCCGGGCGCCTGGCAGTCGATGATCCGCTGCTGGATGCCCAGATCCCGCTAGTCGTCAAGCGGGACATTGGGCAGGATGGCGCCTACCGCTTCAGTCGTTCTCATTCCCTCGGACCGATCGACGCGGTGGAGGCCGCGCTGCTGGCGGCTACCGCTATCGCCAGGGTCAGCAGCAAGCCCAATATCTGGTAGCTAGCGCAGCAGCTCGTCGACCCAGGCCCGATCCTTGGCCAGTTGCAGCTCATGCTTGGCTTCGGCACGGCGGGCGTTATCCCGCTCGCGGTACTCAGGATGTTCCTGCCGCCAGCGGCGGTAGTAGGCGCGGCGGTACTCCGGCTCATGCCAGTGTCCACCCCGGCAGCCGGGGAAGCCGTGGATGCTGCGCTTACTGCACGGGAACATGCCTGCTTGACATGATGGTGTACTACACTGTCATACGTGGCCTGGTATAGCCGTCTCCTGTCATCGCTGCGGGATGATGCGCCAGCACCCACCCGCTTGATCGGTTTCCCCACCGATGGCGCCATGGTCAGTTCGGTTACCGGTACCACCGCGCTGGGCCTGTCTGCGGTGTGGCGTTGTCTGGATATCCTGAGCAACGGTGTCAGTCAGCTGCCGTGGCGTGAGAAGCGCGGTAACCTGGAGCTGCCACCTTCGCGGTTGGTGCAGCGGCCGCTGGCCGAAGCCACCCGCCGCGATTGGGTCAGTTACGTGGTCAGCAGCTTGGCCCTGTACGACATGGCCTACTTGCTCAAAGTCGGCGGCTACGATGCTGAAGGCGTACCGCTGGGCCTGTGGCCGGTGGCACCCCCGTACGTCTCCATCAACCAGACCAGCTACCCGATCCTGCCTTTCATTCAGCCTGAGGTCTACTTCATCGGTGGCCAGCGCTTTGAGCGTGATGAGCTGGTGATCCTGCGCCGTTCTCCCCAGCCGGGCTTGGCCGACTGGCAGATGGGGGTCATCAACCTGGCCCGCATCAAGTTTGCCGAAGTGCTGGCCGCGGATGCGTTCTCTAGTCGTTTCTGGCAGGGGGGCGGGCAGGTGAACAGCTACCTGGCCACCGATGCGACGCTCAATGAGGCGGATGCTATGCAGCTGTCCGACCGCTGGGGTACCCGCCGCAGTCGCGGGCCGGATCATGTGCCGGTCATGGATAAGGGTCTGAAACTGGTGCAGACTGGCGCCGATCCGACTCAACAGGCGGCGGTTCAGGCCCGAAAAGAGCTGGTCGCTGACATCGGCCGCTATTTTGGGGTGCCAACTCACATTCTCAACAGCCCGCAGGGTGATACCGAGACCTACAACAACACCGAGAGCGGTAATCAAGATCTGGTGCGCTACACGCTGCAGAACTACCTGAACGCGATCGAGGATGCGGTTAGCGATCAGCTGCCGGGCGGTCGCCGTTTGAGCATCGACAGTGCCCAGCTGCGCACCGGCCCCTTCTTGGAGCAGGCCAAGGCCTACAGCCTGCTGGCCGGCAATAAGGCGCTGCTGGCCGTCGACGAAATCCGTGACGTGCTGGGCTTTGGCCCGGTGGAGAGTCCCGATGAGCTGAACCCGCCAGCCCCGGCGCCGGTCGTGGCACCTGCGCTGGCCGCAGGAGGTACCCCGACCCAATGAGCTGGCATCGCACCGATGCGCTGGGCAGTGTTCGGCAATCAGCAGACGATGACCGTGTGCTGGAAGGCATGGCGGTGCCTTACGGCGTCATTTCCGGGGACACGGAGCTGACGCCGGGGGGTGAAATCGTGCGGGAGGCCTTTGCCCCGGCCTCGTTCCGCCAATCCGTGGCGCACTGGATGAATCGCTCAGACGGAGCACGGATGGCATTGCGCCCGGCCCACGGTGAGAAGCCGGTGGGCACGGTCACGCACCTGGAGGACACGCCGGCTGGCGTCTCGTTCCGGGCACGGGTATTTGCGACACCGGCTGGTGACGAATACTTGGGGCAGGTCCGCGAGGGCCTGAACGGAATCAGCATTGAAGCCGGCCTCGGTCGAGGCTCCACGCGCATGAAGGATGGGACCATTCTCCATCGTGACGGCAAGCTGCACGCGATCGCAGGCTCGATTTCGCCTGCTTATGACGGAGCGCGTATCGCGCTACGTGACATGGAGACTGCAATGAGCAACGAGAATCCGGCGCCTGAGCCGGAGCCTACCCCGGAGCCGGCGCCCGAGCCGGCCACCGAAGTGCAAGTGGTCAAGCGGGCCGACGCTGAGCGTGACACGGTCAGCCGTCTGGTCAACAGCCCCATTACCATCAGCCGTCCCGAGCTGGTGTACCGCCCTAGCAAGATGGCGGGTGGCGAATTTCTGCGGGACGTGTACCTATCTACTCGTGGCGACGCAGCGGCCACTGAGCGTCAGCTCCGCCATCGAGCGCATATGACCGAGATTGCGGTGCAGGCCGAGCGGGCCGGTGACCTGCTCAACGCCGAGATTCCCGGTGCGCTGCCCACGGACTTCCTGCCGGGGCTGCTGACTCCCCGCATCCTGAAGGGGCGCCCGATGGGCAGCTTCTTCAACCGCTTCGCGATTAGTGATGCCCGGCCTAAGACCTTCGCCAAGGTCACCACGTCAACTGCCGTTGTGGTGCAGTCGGCAGAAGGTGCTGCACTTGGCACCACGGACCTGGCCACCACGGCGGTGACGGCCACCCCGCTGATTTATGGCGGCTCGATCGACGTGTCTCGGCAGGTGCTCGACAGCGCAGATCCCAGCGCCATGAGCATGGTCATGAGCGATCTGATCGAGGCCTACGCGCAGGCTTCCGAGACGGTCATCAAGACTGCCGTCGAGGCCGGTGCGACAGCCTCGGGTACTGCAATCACCGCAGCGACGCCCTTCGCGGGCACGCTGGGCAACGTCATCAAGTATTACACCACTCGCTTTAAGGCGGCCGAGGCGCAGTTCATCCCCAGTGCACTGTTCGCGGTGCTGCTGGCCGAGGCTGACACCACCGGCCGGCCCAAGATGCCGCTGCTGAACCCGATGAACAGTGACGGCACCACGGCTCCGGGTGGGATCAGCGGATCCATCCTGGGCAGCACCACCTTCCTGTCTTACGCCAGCACGGTCAACGTGGTGGTCACCACGCGGGCCAATGACTACGTGATCTATGAGTCGTCGCTGGCTTCTTTCAGCTTCGATCAGGTGGTCGGACCGCAGGCCGTCAGGGTCGGCGTGTGGGCCTACCTGGTGGTTGGCACCCGCCTGGGCGGGCTATCGGTCACAGCCGCCTAACGGTGCGGCGGCAGGGGGGCGGGAGTGCCAATCTTCCCGCCCCCCACGACGAAAGGATGGAATTGATGGCCGATAGCGACCCGCGACACATTGACCGTGCAGCTGAGGAAGCCCGCCAGCAGGCCATTCGGGA